GTTTCAGGAATCAGCCATAAGTATAAAAGATTTACCTATTTACATTGATGACAGCCCACAGGTTTCGGTCTTTGAACTCAGGGCAAAAGTCAGGCGTATGGTTCATGAGTTTGGGATTAAAATAGTCATGATTGATTACCTGCAACTTATGACAGCCGGGAATAATTTTAGCGGAAACCGAGAGCAGGAAATCAGCACAATTAGCCGAAATTTGAAAGCCATTGCAAAGGAATGTAATATACCTGTAATGGTTTTATCGCAGTTGAATCGGGCAGTTGAAAGTCGTGGTAAGGGTAATTCAATTCCAAACTTATCTGACCTCAGGGAATCGGGTGCAATTGAACAGGATGCGGATATTGTGATATTTCCGCACCGACCGGAATACTACAAAGAGGAACTTATGTCGGATGGATTCACTAAATCAACCGATATGGCTGAGATACATGTTAGCAAGCACAGGAACGGTCGTATCGGGGCAATAATGACCAAGTTTGAAAAGGCTTACACCCGATTTGCTCCGTATGTTATGTATTCGCATCAGGCTCAGCCAGCACCGGAAAGAAATATTTTGCAAATATTGAAACCTTCTGAGCGATTTGGCGTTAAAACAGATGAATCAGCACCATTTTAACTTTTTATAAAAAACGAATTATGACACACTGGAAACAATTAACAAACCCTGACTACTTCGGAAGTCACGACCTATTCGAATCGGACAATCAGTATCGGGAAGTAATCGTTACGCTTGTAACGGTTGAGAAAAAAGCCGTACCGGGTGCGGATGGTAAAAAATCGGATTGCATCGTTGCCACTACAAAAGAAACGAAGCCGATTATCCTGAATAAAACCAACTGCAAAACCATAACCAGACTTTTGGGTACGCCTGCCATTGAAAAGTGGGCAGGACAGCAGGTAAAGATTGGAGTTGATAAAGTCAAGGCGTTTGGTGATGTAACAGATGCTCTGCGGGTTCGGAATGAGAAGGTAAGTCAAAAAGCACCTCAGGACTATTCAGCGACAATCGAGGCAATCCGAATCGCTAAGGACTTGACCGAACTTCAAACACTTTGGAAGGGATTGGATAGCGAAGGTCAAACGGCTTGTTTGGCGATTAAGGATTCACGCAAATTAGAACTAAGCAAATGATAGAACACAAAGTTGAACAAGGCACGCCCGATTGGCATAAGTTGCGAATCGGAAAAATTACCAGCAGTCGTGTCGCTGGCATCATGAAGTCGGACAATCTCAAAGTCGTTGATGAACTCATTTATGAACGGGTTTGCCCAGATATGGCAGTATGGGATGAAGTCGATGGCTTCGTATCTGAGGCGATGCAATGGGGGACTGACCATGAGCAGGAAGCGTCTGAGGCGTACATGAAGCAGACCGGACACGAATTAGAGCAGGTCGGATTCTGCACACACGATAAACTCGATTACCTTGCAATGTCACCGGATAGATTAACCCCAGACAGGACAGGTGGAATCGAGGTCAAATGCCCTTCGACAAAGACCCACATCAGGACTATCCGGATGGGCAACTTACCAAACGAGCATAAGTACCAAGTCTATCAATATTTTTTGGTTAATGAAAAACTGCAATGGCTTGACTTCGTATCGTACGACCCTCGTTTTACGCCACGCCCTTTGTACATTCACCGGATTGAACGGAATGATATTATAGACGAACTAAACCAATTGGAGGCTGAGGTCGTCAAATTTTGGGCTAAATTTGAGAAGTATTTTAACCAAGTAACATTTTAAATCATGAACATAAAAGGCAGAGTAAAGCAAATCCATTCGGTTGAATCGGTTGGAACGAACAACTTTCAGAAGCGGAAAGTATGGGTTGAGATTGACTTAGATTCAAAGTACCCGCAGACGATTGAGATTGAATTTCAGGGAGAGAAAACAAACCTACCCGATAGTTTCAAAGTAGGCGATACGGTTGATTTCAGCCTGAATTTAAGAGGTCGGGAATGGACTAACAATAATGGGGAAGTAAAGGTATTCAACACGATTACGGCTTGGAATGTGAAGGTTGAATCGAGCAGTATGGGTCAAATACCTTCCGCACCAGTTTCTAATAATGCAGAATCGGATTTGCCCTTTTAACCTACTCTTTCAACTCGCCATGGAATCCAACGCTGTAATCGCAAATCTGAATCTGACCTTTCAGCGTCATGCCGAATCGAATCGCACATCGGTAAGCCTTAACGGGCTTCCGGTGGCGATAATCGAAAGAGAGCCGGGGGAGGTGTTTAAAGTGCAAATGCTGTCGATAAGTACAAACAATGCCCACTTAGTCGGCTCGGTTGCGGTGTATGAATTTCTGAATCAGGAGTGTTCGAGTTGGATTTATGGGTGTTGGGGCAAAAAATAGGCAGTTTGATTATCAATGAGTTACAAAAAAGTGGCAAAAATGTTTTGCGATTGTTGAAACATTATGTACATTTGCTCTCGTTATAAGTTAAACATAAACAAAAACGACATGAACACAGCAAAATTTCAAATCGGACAAGAAGTAGTAAGAAGCAAAGGGGATTATGTAGTAGGTAGAGTAGGAATAGTAATTTCTATTGATACCGAAAAAAACCGGGCACAGGTAGAATGGAATGAAGACCCAATGAGTTGGGTATCTTTTGAATCACTTGAATTAACTTCAATACCATATGAAATCATACCCCCTCGCCAAAAAGACAGATTTAATTGGACTAATCCTAAATACAAAAGATTAGCCTAACAAACATTCCACCGGGGGTCGCATCCGCAAAACGCAAAAAAAATTCAGACACTTTCAAAAACGACAAAAATGACAACTCAATTTGAAATCAGCAAAAAAAACACGGTAAAAGTTACCGTATGGGCTAACCCAACAACACAGGAGATTTACCCAGCCAATCGTAACTCATTCGGATGGAATGCCGAGCGTGTTATCGGGGATGAATTTTACAAAAAATATGGCTTTGATTTAAAGCATTCACAGGGCAAAGCAGATTTTAGAAAATTCTACTATTCAGCAAACGAAATGCGTAAGGCAGGATTTCAATTAGTACAGCGTGGTCAGCGTCCACTCTGGGGTGGTCAGGAAGTTACCGAAACGCCCGAAATTAAGCCCGCAGTTGAATTATCTCAAACTTTACAGGCTTGGATTCAGTCAGGAGCAAAACATCCAGCCCCAGCCAGCGTATTGGCTGAAAAACAAGCATCTGGCTTAACTTGGAATCAAATCGTAAATTCTATAATTTTTTCAGCCTGATTTTCAACGAGTTAAAAAAATAGTTTTGTTTTTGTTGAAACAAAATATATCTTTGTACTCGTTAAACATAAACATAAACAAAAACGACATGAACACAGCACAAATTACAAAAGGAACAAAAATCGAAAGTAACAACATGGTAATGGTAGTTACAGGCGAAAACGAAAAAGCCTATTTAGGTTACATCGAATACAAAGGAAATGCAGTTGGTCAGTGTTCACTATTGAAACAAATGTTCACAAACCCGCACTACATGAACGGAATCAAAATTATTAACTAATTCACATTCCATCGGGGTCGCATCGTACACGCACAATCAATTCAAACACTTTCAAAAACGACAAAATGAAAACCACACTAAACACTTTCGAAATCTGGACGCCAAATGAATTTGGCATGGGACTTCAAAAAATCAAGGCGAAATCATTCGAGGACGCCTTTAAACGCCTCGGCAAAAAAGACAAAGCCAGAGATGGATGGATTGAAGATGAGAATGGCGAATCAATGACATTCAAACAAATTTTAGGAATCGAATTATGAAAAAGCACATCCACACCATCCTGACCGGACTAATTGCAGTATTTTTAATCGTTCGACTTTATACAATTTTCGCATGAGCACTACAACATTCACAACAGGCTGGTACTTGCCCAAAAAAGACAAAACGACTAACGAGATTCGATTGGTCAGCACCAACCCGAATCATTCAACCTCACCTTATGCCGTTTGGTGTAATGAGCAGTGGTTGGAGGCATTCCAAAAATCAGGCGTAACTATTAAAACCGATTCGAAATGAAA